AATGTGAGTTATATTATATTTAAAGTTATATGTTAATGTTGTTCTACTTCAAAAGAAAAATAGAGAAAAGAGAGAGAATAAAACAACCGTAAGAAAATAAGAGAGAGAAAAGAGAGAAAAAGAAAAAGCTCCCCCAATAAAAACAAAGTGTGTCTCTTTCCTCAATAGAGGGGTTTACCTGGTCCAATATATTTTCATATAAAGTCTGAACTCTTCAAATACACATCTTCATTAGTGTACCTAAGTATTATCTCTATCAAATCGGTATTGTGTTTAAGTTGTACATATTGCGTTGTTTAATAAAAAAGAAAAACCCCTAACTAGGGACGCAATCTAGTTAAGGGAGTCTATGTGTTTTATCGTTGGACACCTACTATCATAGGTTTGCGTCCAATGATATAGGCAAAGATACAAATACTATTTATATATTTCACTATCTTTGTAAAAATATTTTAATTAAAATCAAAAAATTATGGCATTCGCAAAAAAGAAAGTAACCGAAATGGATACTACAAAGGAAAGAGTTTATTATTTAGTAGATAATAACCACCCTTTACAGTTCTTCTTACAGAACAAACACAAACAGCATTCTCCGTTGCAATATTACGATGAATCGACAAACCGAAGTAGAGCATTGAGATACACGACTAATAACTCGTCTGTATTCCAAGATGAGCAATTTGATGATAGTATCTTAGGATTCATTATCTTCAGTAATGGTAAATTAGTAGTGCCTAGAACAAACCCTACACTTCAACAATTCTTAGCTTTACATCCTCATAATGGATTGTTATTTGCAGAGCATAATCCGGAGAAAGAAGCAGAGGGAGAATTAGAGTTACTAGTAGTAGAAGCAGAAGCAATGAAAGTAGCATTTGATTTAGATGCTATGGAATTAGAGAGTATTGCTATGGCTATCTTCGGTACAAGCGTCTCTAAAAAGAAAACAAGTGAGATTAAGAGAGATGTATTGCTTTACGCTAAACAAGACCCTACAACATTCTTGCACTTAGTATCGGATGATTTAACTAAGCTAAAAGCTATTGCGGTTAAAGCTCAAGAATTAGGATTAGTTCAGTTGAAGGATATGGTGTTTTATAATGAAGGAAACGTATTGTGTCGCGTACCTTATGACTCGGATCCGGTAGATACATTAGCTCGTTGGTTGTTTACAGCTAAGGAGGGCAAAATTTTCATGAACTTCTTAGAATCAAAATTGATTTAAAACATAAAAGCCCTTGATTAACTCAGGGGCTTTTTTATTATACTCAAATAATCATTTATAGAATATACATATCTTTGTAAAAAACAAACTACAAAATATGGTTAATATAAACAAGGTAAGGAACACGGTGATGTTCATACTGAACAAAGAAAATCGTGGGTACATAACTCCAAATGAGTTCAATAGCTTCTCGGCTATGGCTCAAATGTCCATCTTCGAAGAAGACTTCTTTAAGTACTCTAATGCACTTGTAAGGCAGAACAATAGAATGTATCACTCTGAGTTCTCAGATATGCCTAAACAGATAAGAGAAAGGATTGACGAGCTTACAGAGATAGGAGGGTTAAATATTGATTCTAACGGACTATTATCTGTAATTGATAATGACGTGTATAAATTATTAAATATAACATATAAAGGGCTATATGACGTTGAAGAGGTTTCTAAGCTAGAGGTTAATAGAGTTTTAAACAATAGTCTTATTGCTCCTTCATTAGAATTTCCTATATACACTAAGATAAGTGGTAAATACAGAGTATATCCATCTACTATCTTACATAATGATTTAATGGCAACTTACGTTAGAATACCTAAGCAACCTAAGTGGACCTATATAGATGTAGCAGGTAATCCGGTGTATAATGCTTCGGCAGTAGATAGACAAGATTTTGAATTACACGTTTCTTGCGAGGTGGATTTAATCACTAAGATATTAGGGTATTGCGGATTATCAATCAGAGAGCAAGATATAGCTCAAGCTTCTAAGGCAGAGGAAATGTACAAAGACCAAAAACACGGAATTTAAAAATATAAACTATGAGTCATAAAATAACAAGCCCTCCGATTAATTACTATGAAGATGAATCGAAGTATGGAGACTATCAATATGTAACCTTAACGGAGTTAGTAAACAACTTTATTACGAATATGATAGGGGATGATAAATTATTGTCTAATGTAAAGCGATATAATGTTCTTTATCACTTAAAGAGAGGTATTTCAGAGCTATCATACGATGCGTTAAAAGACGTTAGAGCAATAGAGTTAGAGATAGGAGATACATTAAGCGTTCCTCTTCCGGTAGATTACGTTTCTTACGTTAGAGTATCGGTTGTTGGAGATGACGGAATGTTACATCCTTTAGCTATAAACAACAAAACTGCAATCGCAAAGTCATATCTTCAAGATAACAACTTTAAAATCTTATTCGATAATGATGGATACCCTTTAGAAGCTAATCCTAGTATCGTAGAGGACAGATTCTCAGGCAAAGCACATGTAGAGATTCCTGATGATTCTTATAGAGGAGATTACATTATTTCAGCCTCTCCTAACTTTGACTTTGATGTATCCCAAAATGGGAACGGAACATTCTTGATAGACAAGAGAACTGGGAAAATGAATTTCTCATCAAATATCTACTCAAAGATTGTAGTGATAGAATATATCTCTGATGGACTCGAGGGAGACCCTGAGTTTATAAGCGTCCATAAGTTTGCAGAACAAGCATTATATGATTACGTTAAATATATGCTCTTAAATAACAAGTATGGAGTTCAGGAGTATGTTATAAACCGAGCAAAGAGGGATTATTATTCTTCACTTCAAAACGCTAAGATTAGAATGATGGAATTAAGGAAAGTAAACCTACACGGAATCCTTAATAATAGAAAACAATGGATAAAATAACATAGATATGAAAATACAGAATAATTTTATTCAGGGTAAAATAAACAAAGACATTGACGAAAGACTCGTTCCTCCAGGTGTCTTGATAGATGCGGAGAACTTTATGGTTGCATCTGAGGAAGGTGGAGCTATGGGTGTTGGAAAGTTAGTTTTAGGTAATACAAAGACTACTAATCTAAACATACCTGGAGGAGAGGTTATTGGTTCTTTGCCTGATGATTCAAACGAGAGGTTGTTTTACTTCGTTAAAGGAACATTACACGACTATGTGATAGAATACAATGTGGACACATACGCTACAACCGTACTATTAAAATCTACAGCCGGTACAGGTGTATTAAACTTCAATGTAAATCATAGAATAACACACAGCGATTTATTCGTTAGTACAGAAGATGACTCTTTTTTATCTTGGACCGATGGATATAATCCACCTAGAATTGTAGGTTTAGATAAAGCAAAGACTTATGCTACTGATGGATTTACTGATATTGAAATATCTGTAATGAAACCCTCTCCAATATTCGCACCTAAAATAGATTTAATAAGTGTAAACCTTGATACTTTAAGTAACTTCTTGGAGGATAAGTTTTTAAGTTTTGCGTACAGATACAGATATGAGGGAGGATTTTATTCCTCTATATCTTCTTGGAGTCAAGTAGCATTCTTACCTAAATCATTTGCATTAGATTACCAAACATACGAGAACTTTGGTATGGCAAACTTAGCTAATGCGGTAGATATTACATTTAATGTAGGTAGCAGACACGTTACAGGTGTAGATTTATTGTTTAAAGAGAGTTCTTCTCCTACGGTATATGTCATAGATAAGTTCGTTAAAGCAGATGAAGGTTGGACCACTAATAATGCAGATATTAAATACACGTTCAAAGGGAATAAGATATACAGCGTACTACCTGAATCTCAGTACTTTAACAGCTTTAATAATGTACCATTAACTTCTAAATGCCAATCAAAAGTAGGTAATAGATTAATGTATGCTAACTTTACGGAGGGTAGAGATATAGATACCAATACTAAATTAAGTGTTGATTACGTTTCTACTTCATTAGTTGATGACCAACAATTCGGAGTATTAAAGAATTTCTCATCATTAACTACATATCCAAATATAGTTGATTTTGAAAAAGGAACTCCAATTAGTGGAGCTACTACTGACCCAATGAACTATGCAACGAATGTTTATTCTGTAGCATTAACATCTGGAGAAAAAGTAGAGTTGTCTATAACAATGAATCCTAAAGGACTTTACGAATCAGTACCTTACAATGTTTTTGTTGTGAATAATTCAGACAATTCAGTATTATTCTCTCAAATAGGAGTAACAGCAGATAGAACCATGTATTACGAAAGGTCAGGTAGTAGTATTGATATGGCGATATATGTAACATCTGACTCAGGAATAATATATGATATGTCTGTAGAGGTAGAGAAATTTGCATCATTATCAAGTGTATATAAATATAGACATGAAGCTTTTGACCAACTAGTTTATCCTAATAGCTTAGGATACGGTAGTACTTATGTAGGTAACACTATTATAAAGAAGTTATCTGAATTTGATATGTCTAGTGTAGAGTTTAAGAGTGGAGCGCAACTTAGATTTGACTTAACTTTAAGGTCGTCTTTAGTGTACGAGGTAAATCCTTCCGTAACTATGTTTTATAATCTAACAAGAGATTACATATCGTTAAGTGATTTTATAACTAACTCAGGATTCGTGCATTACGTTGAAGATGTGTTCTCGGATTCATTTATACAAGGAGACACAGCGTTTACAAGTAAAGCAGGAACGTATGTTTCTTCAATAGGATTTAAAGTTACTACATCAGGGAATACTCTAATTATAGAGAATCCTTCGGTAGTTTACTCTGTTTTAAAACCTGACGGACCATCTCCATTAAACGAAACAGATTTCTATCTTAGTGAACTATCTTCTTTCGGAATATATACAGCGAATGCTTTTGCTAGTATGCACTCAAATAGAGATTATACTTGCGATGTTATCTACATGGATAACGAGGGTAGAAAGACTACAGTGTTAACTGGTGGAGATACAACAATTTATATCCCAGCTTCAGAAAGTGAGAATATAAATAAGCTAAGAGTAAACACATTAAGTGATCCACCATCTTGGGCGAAGTACTACAAGTTTGTAATCAAGGAGAATAAGAAAGAGTATAACACTGTTTTCGGCAACGTAGTATATTCAGAAGGTATTTACCGGTGGATTCAATTGGTAGGAGAGAACAAAGACAAAGTAAAAGAGGGAGATACACTTATATTGAAGTCGGATTACTCCGGAGTATTAAATTACTTAGTGAAGATAAAGGTTTTAGAGGTAGCCTCTAAGAAATCTGATTTTATAGCAGGCAACACTAACTCTTCAAACGTAGAACTTATAGAGGAAGAAGGTCTTTACTTTAAAATAAAGCAAGGAGATTTCGACATGACACTGAGAGACGATGCTTTTATTACTTATCAAGGCTTTGAAACTCGTAGGTACGCATCAAGAAGTAGAGTATATACCTCTCCTTTCTTCGGGGAATACGATGGTACTACTTATATGGCTAGACCAATACCTGCCGGAACTAAAATAAAATTCTTTGCAAGGATATTTAGATTTAAAAATGGTGGGTTTGACGATAGCGTAACTATAGAGGGTCAAGCTATAAGAGATTATACAGATGTTAAGGAGTGGTGGGAAGATATTGTTGCTGATGACAACAGATGGATTAGATTTAGAGATGATAGGTTAGGTAATCCAGAAGGATACGGATTCGATTTAGATGCAGGAATACCTACACGATTCTATATTAGATCTAAAGCTGACGGTACGCAAAGAAGTGATATGCGTGTAAATGTATCTTTTGATATTAATTACTCAGGAGGTGCTTTAATACTTGAAACTGATGCTGTAGAGAAGCTTGACGCTCCTTATTACGAAACTGTAGAGACATACACAGTAAATAACGGAAAGCATAATTCATTAAACGCACAAAACTCTAACGAACATATCTTAAATAACACTTTCAACTGCTATACTTTTGGTAATGGTTGCGAGAGTAACACGATTAAAGATTTGTTTGCAGGTAAAAAGTTCTTTATAAACTCAAATGCTACAACAATTAGCGAGGATTTATACAGAAAAATGGATAGGTATGCAGATATTACCTACTCCGGAGTGTACCAAGAATCAACAAATGTAAATAGACTAAACGAGTTCAATTTATCTTTAGCAAACTATAAAGACGATATAGAGAAAAAGTACGGTCCAATAATTAGGTTGTCGGCAGATGAGAACGATTTGCTTGTTATACAAGAGGATAAATGGAGTAAAGTGCTATTCGGGAAAGATATGCTGTACAATTCAGATGCTACAACGAATATGACTAGGACTAATAGCGTGCTAGGTCAGCAAATAATGTACTCAGGAGATTACGGAATATCATCTCAAAGTGAAAGTTTTGATGAATACGGAACAAATACATTTGCTACTGATGTAAAACGTGGTGTTGTACTTAAATTAAACGCTTCTAACGGACTTTCTGAGTTGTCTAATAACGGAATGAGGGATTACTTTAAAAGATTGTTTAGAGACAACAAAATAGATAATGTAATCGGGGAATACGATTCTTTCTACAACATATACATCTGTAATATCAAGTTTACAAAGAGTGATGGTAGCAAGGATTATGTAACTTGGGTTTACTCTGATGTAGCTGATGGATTTGCAACTAGAGAGACATTTAATCCGGAAGAAATGACAAGGGTAAATAACAAGTTTGTATCGTTTAAAAACGCAGAGGTGTACAGACATAACTTTGACAGCGTTGATAATTACAGTACGTTCTA